GAGGTGCCAGAATTTAAAACAGAAACAATCGAAGAAAAGCCGCCTGTCACCACAACAGCCCCCACCACAAAAGCGACTATAAAGGCAAAACCTGTAACAGCAGCACCAAAAAAGACCACCACCAACAAAAAGGTGACCACCCGCAAAACTAGTCGTAAGACTATCAAAAAGAAAACCAACGAAGCGAACGCTTAAAATAAACGCTGCAGCACATTGAGTTTTGTGGGTCTCTTTACTATTTAATGTGAGGGTCCATATATATGCCAATTAATCTTAATCCTATATCACAAACAAGTGCCATTATCTTGCCGGCCACGGGCACATATTCCAAAGTGGCTGCAGCGGTACCTTTTGGGATTTATACCGGTTCGAGCGATTTTTTAAGTGGCGCCACACTACAAGTTCCTTATATTTACAAGAAACTCGGCGGTGATGTTGTCGATATAGAGCTAACAGCTGAAAATATCTACGCATCTTATGAAGAGGCCGTACTTGAATATTCTTATATTATCAATCTTCACCAAAGTAAAAATTCCCTCTCTACCTTCCTGGGAGAGACTACGGGCACTTTTGATCACAAAGGGGATCTTAAAACTGGCCCCGCAAATCGAAATTTAAAGTTTCCGCGGTTTACAATTGGCTATTCAATGCGTGTTGGCGATGGCGGCGCAGCCGCCGCTGGCTTTGGAGGTACAACACCCCAATATTCAGCTTCCTTTAACACCAAAACCAATAAGCAAGACTATGATTTACAAGCAATTATTCAAAGTGCGTCAGCATCCGGCGTAGATGATGCCGGTAAAGGTGTTCCCTACGCGAGTATGGTAGATGGAAAAAGAATTACGGTAACACAGGTCTTTTATAAATCTCCACGCGTCATGTGGCGTTTTTACGGCTACTATGGGGGTATTGGGGTAGTAGGTAACGGATCTACTTACGGCCAATTTGCCGATGATTCTACTTTTGAGATTGTTCCGACATGGCAAAACAAACTACAAGCGATGATGTACGAAGACTCGCTACAAACCAGAACTTCTAATTATTCATATGAGATAATAGACAATAAATTGCGCTTATTTCCTACGCCGTCAAGCTGGGGCGGGGAAGATGCTCGACGTATTTGGGTGAAGTTTTACGTTAACAATGAGTCTACATGGTCTCCTACAACCTATTCAGGCTCGGTGGATGGCATCAACAACATGAATACACTTCCGTTTGATAATCTTCCTTACAAGAATATCAACTCTATTGGTAAACAATGGATCCGTAAATATTCATTAGCGCTATGCAAAGAGATGCTTGGCCAAATTCGAGGAAAGTTTACAACACTGCCCATACCCGGCGAGAGTGTAACGTTAAATCATTCCGAATTGCTATCTCAAGCTAAAGAAGAACAGCAAAATCTTAAAGATAAACTCAGAGAGATGCTGAAAGAGATGGAATACCCAGCATTGGCCAAATCGGACCAGGAGGTTACTGATGCAGCTACTAACGTTTTGAAGGTGTCCCCATTGGGCATCTTTGTGGGATAATATAGAGTATGTCTCAACGCTGGAAAAAACCAGAATCCCCGCCACCACCGCTCTTCTTAGGCAAGAAAGAGCGAGATCTTGTAAAACAGGTAAATGACGAATTAATTGAAAAAGTTATTGGTCAAGAAGTTTTATATTATCCTATTGATATGGAGCGCACAAATTTTCATCCTCTATACGGCGAAGCGATTAAGAAAACATATCTTTCTCCTATTCGCATCTATGCTCTTGTGGAATTCACCGAATATGCTACTGATTACATGGAAAATGTAGGAATTGATAAGATGTGGGAGATCCAAGTGCACTTTCATAAGCGCCGCTTAAACCAAGATCAAAATGTTGAGGTGCGCGAAGGTGACTTTGTTCTGTACGGGACCTTTTATTACGAGATAGTTAAACTGTCTGAACCTAGAAAGCTATTTGGCCAGGTTGGTCATAGCTTTGAGGTGTCAGCAACATGCAAACGTTCCAGAAAGGGGTTATTCGATGCTACCTGATAATTTTGACTTTGCCCTGATGCCTTCAGGGTCTAATACATTTCGATTGAGTGAGATAGGAATGCTATCTTCTACTATAGAAGACATCGACAGTGCGATCACCTCCTGGGTTAAGGACGATCTAGATGTATCCACCTCTACCAACGAAGGGTTTACCACAGTCCCAGTCTTATGGCAGGTACCGGAACGATCTTACCAAATAAAAAACAAGAAAGAGCTTCGCGATAACGCCGGCGCGATAAAATTGCCGGTAATTAGCGTTGAACGAACTGGAATCGCGAAAGACCCTGCGCGTAAAGGAAGTTACCAAGCCAATATGTACTCTCCCGACCATAACGGCCGCGTTGGACGCATGGTACTTGCAAAAAGGATAGTTCCTGATAAGACACGTAATTTTGCTGTAGCGTCGGGTACGAGAACGGGCCGAAGTCTGCCCTTACCCCAACGAAACACTCTAAGAGTTAACAAAAAGGTCGTCATACAGACACTATCAATACCAATTCCCATCTATATTAATGCCATGTACAAGATAACATTGAAGAGTGAATATCAACAACAAATGAACGAAATGATGACACCATTTATAGGTCGAACAGGGCAAATTAACTCTTTTGTGATGAGGCGAAATGGCCATATGTACGAAGCCTTCATCGAGCAAGACTTCACACACTCCAACAATATCAGTAACTTAGGAGAGGACGTCCGAATGTTCACTTCAGAAATAACGATTCGTGTATTGGGTTATTTGATAGGCGAAGGTAAGAGCGATGATAGGCCTATTGTTCGGATTGATGAGAACACTGTTGAATATCAATTTCCACGTGAAACAGTGATGCCAAATGGCAAGATCCCTTTGTTTGACGGCTGAGCAACCACATCCTGAACTGAATGGGCACTTTTCTTTAGTTCTGCCGCGCCTTTTGGAATGGGGAATACTATTTAAAGTATGATTGAGACATCAATTAAACGCATTAAATAAGAGAGGATGGACCCAATATGTCAGTCAAAAGCTTCAAATTTGTATCTCCGGGAGTGTTTATCAACGAGATTGATAACTCATTTATCCCCAAATCAGCCGATACCATCGGCCCGGTAATCATTGGACGCGCTAGCCGCGGCTTAGGTATGCAGCCGGTGACAGTCTCCTCGTATTCCGATTTCGTGAATATGTTTGGTGATACTGTACCCGGTAAAGCCGGTGGAGACATCTCCCGAAATGGCAATTACCAATCTCCAATGTACGGAACATTTGCTGCTAAGGCCTTCCTGAACGCAAATGTGGCACCAGTTACCTACATCCGCCTTTTAGGTGTTGCAGATTCCGCGGCCACAACTGCTGGCGCCGCCGGCTGGGACACTGACAGTACTCTGGCCGGCCCGGGTACCTCCACAGTGCCTAGCGATAATACTTACTTAAATGGTGGAGCTTACGGACTATTCGTATTCCCCTCCTACACATCTGGCTCGAAAGCGCTTGGCACAGGCTATCTCGGCGCGGTTATGTATGTTAACACTTCCGGTTCTATATCTCTTTCGGGCACCGTAGGTGCCGCCGGAACCTCCGCTCATGTTGCAGGTGGCGGCCAAAGTAGAGGCACGGGCCTTGTAGTCGCATCGGGCCCTCAGAACGAGTGGACAATTCGGGTTTCCTCATCATTGTCAACAGCGGCCTATCGAGCAAAGGATATAACGTTTAGTTTTGATGATAGTAAAGAAACATTTATTCGCAAGCGTTTAAACACAAACCCACAACTTGTTACAACCCCCGGTGTTTTGATTGGTTCAGCTTCTTACCAACCTTACTGGCTTGGTGGAACGTTTGAACAAGAACTGCGCGATAATAACGCCATCGGCGTAAGTGCCGCAGCAGTATTGTTACCGCTTGCACTTTCAGGCGCCTTGACTACAACCGCCCCTAGCATTATGAGACAATCTACTCGTGAAGCAAGAGCCGGCTGGTTCATCGGGCAAGATTTGGCCAACGATCACGTACTGTACGATCCTAAGAAAACTCAAAAGCTTTTCCGTCTGATTGGCCGCGGCCATGGCGAGTGGATTAACCGTAATATCAAGGTATCGATATCGAATGTTAAAACCTCGACATCAGCAAATAGTGATTACGGTACATTCTCGGTTGTGATTCGCTCTATCTCAGACAGCGACAACGCTGTACAAGTAATCGAGCGTTGGGACGAATGTAGCCTAGACCCGGCATCGCCCAACTACGTAGCTCGCAAGATTGGAGACAAGTATACAAAATGGGATGCTACGAACCGTCGTCTTAAGACATATGGTGAATATGACAACCAGTCAAAATTTGTATATGCGGAAATGAATTCAGATGTGGACGACGGCGCGACTGACGCGACACTTCTTCCAGTTGGATATTACGGACCACCTAAGTTTAAAAACCTTAGTGGTGTGTTTAACACTTCGTCTCTGGCCAGTACATATATTGGGTTCAGCCGCCATTGTGTCGGTGCATACGGTGGTTCTATTCCGATGACCGCCAACGCGGTCGTGTTGTCTCAGGGAGCAATCCTCTCTGGCGCCGGCGGATCATTTACAGGTTCCCTGAATTTCCCCACAGCGCGCTTACGCGTAAGTGCCTCCGACGGTGCTACTGCAGCCCCTACGAATGCATATTGGGGATACCAGCCAACTCGCACGGCGACCAGCACTCGGTACGATCCTAGTACTGTAGATATGCATCGTTGGTGGAGTGACGCTGTTACAGCCGATCCGACAAGCAACGATTCTATTAGCACTACTGCTGGAGTTGATTCTTGGTGTAACATCGTGTCACTGCTTAATGTGGTGACCTCCTCCTCACCGAACGGCGCTTTTTACTACTTGTCCGGTGCCTACGAGGGTGGAACTCCATCTTCTTATGTCCGACCCGACGCAGGCCGCTCGCTTGAAGATCTACTCAACCTAGGTTATAACCGCTTTACAGCACCTTTCTGGGGTGGCTTTGACGGATTTAATATCAAAAATGCAGACCCAATGTACAACAATGGTATTGGAACCACTGAAGCAGGAAGTTATACCTATAACACCGCAAAACGTGCGATTGATACAGTTGTTGATCCTGAGTTTATTAACATGAACCTGTTAACACAGCCCGGGCTTACGAATACCAAGCTTACTCAGCACATGATTAATGTGTGTGAAGAGCGCGGCGATACCATGGCCCTCATTGACCTGCCGAATGTCTATATTCCAAGTCATGAAGCATACTACGCTAGTAAATCAGCCCGCGGCGAAGCTGCAACAACACCAACTAATGCAGCCAAGGATTTACGCGATCGTCGTATCGACTCTTCCTATGGCGCGACATTCTATCCATGGGTTCAAACCCGAGATGAGAATTCCGGTCGCCTACTGTGGGTTCCACCATCCGTCGCAATGATGGGTGTGTTGGCTTCCTCACAGGCGAAGTCCGATGTATGGTTTGCCCCTGCCGGCTTCAACCGCGGCGGCCTATCTGATGGTGCAGCTGGAATTCCAGTAGTTAACGTCAGTGAGCGTCTGGTGTCTAAGGATCGCGACACACTTTACGAAGCACGTATCAATCCGATTGCCTCTTTCCCATCTAGCGGAATTGTGGTCTTCGGCCAGAAGACACTTCAAGAGCGTCAATCTGCACTCGATAGGATCAACGTCAGAAGGTTGGTTATCTACTTGAAGAAGCAGATTTCAATTCTCTCTACACAAGTGTTGTTTGAGCAAAATGTACAATCAACTTGGAACCGCTTCAAGTCTTTGGTCGAGCCTTTCCTGGCAAACGTCAGAGTTCAGTTCGGTATCACAGATTACCGGTTGATTCTTGACGAATCAACTACAACCCCTGAGCTAATTGATCAGAACATTATGTATGCTAAGATCATGATTAAGCCAGCCCGCGCCATTGAATATATTGCGATTGACTTCGTAATACTCAATTCCGGCGCATCGTTTGACGATTGATAAAAATGGTGGGGGGTTTTCCCTTCACTACACTAATTAAAGTATAAATAGGAGTTACTAAATTATGCCATTCTGGTCAGAAAATTTCGGACAAAGTGCAGACATGAAAGATCCAAAACGGAATTTTAGATTCGTTGTGGAATTTCAAGGAATCCGTTCTGCTAACGGCGGCGCCAACTTGTGGTACGCCAAAACGGTTGCAAAACCATCGTTTGCGATTAACGCAGCGGAGCATAAGTATTTGAACCATACTTTCTATTACCCCGGTAATGTTAGTTGGAATACCGTGTCCGTAACTCTTGTTGACCCAGCGAACCCTGATATGACAGCTACATTAGCCGACATTATTCAGCTTTCTGGTTACACTCCACCAAGCGGCCCCGAGGCTCTTACTACAATTTCTAAGGCTAAATCAGCCGCTGGTCTTGGTACGGTAATCATCCGTCAATTAGACGCGGAAGGCAAAGACCTGGAAACGTGGACACTGTGGAATGCATTTATCGTCGATCTTAAATTTGGCGACAACTTAGAATACGGAAACGACGATCTCACAGAACTTTCTGTGGAGCTTCGCTACGATTGGGCTCGCGTTGAGACCATGAACCCATCAGTCGCAGCCGGCGGTGGTAACTCCTTCTTTGGCGTTAACAGCTAATATAGACAAAACAAACAACGAGGTGTAAATTGTCAAGAAATAAAGATCGCTTAGGTCCATCAGGGCCGGAGGCTGACTCACTCCCCCCACAAGCGATGCATCAATCAGAATCACCAGGTTTCTCCTTCGTGATACCAACTGAGTTTGTAGAGTTGCCATCCGGTGGCAGGTTCTACACAGAAGGGCACCCTTTGCATGGTCAAGATAGCTTAGAAATTAAGCAAATGACAGCCAAAGAAGAGGATATGCTCACATCTCGCACTTTACTCAAAAAAGGTGTTGCACTTGATCGTGTCATCGACAGTGTTATCATTGATAGGCGCATCGATGCAGACCAATTATTGGTCGGCGATAAAAACGCCATCATTATCTCCACCCGAGTATCGGGCTATGGAAGTGAATATACCACACAAGTAACTTGCCCTAACTGCAATGCAACACAGGAATATACATTTGATTTGAATGATACAAAAGTTTATCATGGCGAGAATGCAAATGCATACGAACTTCAAGATCACAATGACGGAACTTTCACAGCGAAACTCCCCAAAACTAAGCTTAATGTAAGATTTCGATTATTAACGGGACAAGACGAGAAAAGAATGTTGATGCAGCTTGAAGAAGCACGCAAGCGGAAGAGGCCAGAACAAACGATAACTCTACAATTGCAAAATATGATCATTTCAGTAGAAAATGATGATACTCCAGCGACTATTGGTTATTTAATAGAAAACATGCCCTCAGCCGACGCCCGGCATCTTCGAACAGCATACAAATTAGCTGCACCAAACATTGATTTAACGCAACACTTTGAGTGTGGTGAGTGTACTCACGAGCAAGATATGGAGGTTCCGTTAACCGCGGACTTTTTTTGGCCTGACAGATGAGTACATAGAGAACATTTATGAACAATTTTTCTTTCTGAAATATTCAGGAGGTTGGTCGTTCTCTGAAGCGTATAATCTTCCTATTGGTTTGCGCACATGGTTTGTAAAAAGACTTGTTAAGCAGCTAGAAGCGGAAGCTGAGGCCGTAAAAAAATCATCTAAGGGTGGAAGTAGTTCTCAAACATTGAGCGCCCACAATCAACCGCCCACACCATCGAAATATAGGTAAAGCTAAGTCGGAAGTAACCCTTCCGACTTTTTTTGTATGTCACTAATTATAGTAGTAATAGTAAGAGGGTCTCAAGTTGTCTGATGAAAAAATAAAGAAGCTTCAGGAAGAAATTAATAAACTGAACGAAGAGGACAAAGAAATCCTCAATGAGAAACTCGGTCTTACCGAGAAGATCAAAAAAACGGCCGAAGAGAGAAAGGAAGCCTTAGTAGAAGAAGTCAGGCTCCAGAAGCTATATGTAGAAAATCTTAACGAAGTGAAAAATCTTCAAGATGGCCACCTTCTTAAGCAAAGACAACAAGTAGAACTTCTAGAAGCAGAGGTGGCGCTGGCCCAGCACATGATCAAAAATGGCGAGGCAATGACCCCCATTGCCATGAAAACGTTTGAGCAAAACAAGGCTCGGCTGGCGCAAATGAAAGAGCTTGTCAGCGTCGGCGATGAAATAAATGAAGACTTAAACAAAACCACCGGACTGTATGGAAAAGTTAACGCAGAAGCCAAAAAATGGGCAGTTGCAATGCAGTCAGGCAAAGCCGGTATCCTTGCTGTTAGCAAAGCAATGCATGGCTTCGACAAGATAGCCTCCAAGGGCCTAGGCCGCTTGATATCTGAAGCGAAAGAACTTGTTCTTGGAGTTGACAGTGTAACCAAGCAATTTTCAAAAGCGACACAACTCAATGACACCTACACCGCCAGTATTACCAGCACTTATAAAGAATTAAACATATACGGCGCCACTTTACAAGAAGTATCGAAAGCCCAAATGGATTTGGTTCAGAACGTTACTGAATTCACTCTGTCGAGTGAATCGCAAAGAAATGCGCTCTTGGAAGTTACAACTGTCCTCGGTGACTTAGGAATTGCTAGTGCAGATGTAGCTAAAGGTGTTCAGGGATCAATGAAATTCTTCGGCCAGAGCATAGGAGAGGCAACGAATACGGCGATGGAACTTGAATCTACGGCAGAGGCGCTAGGTGTTGTTCCCGGCGAAATGGCCGCACAGTATGCACAGATGGCGCCCGCCATGGCAAAATTTGGCTCCGAGGGTATAAAGAGTTTTAAAGAACTATCGAGAATTCAGAAGATTACTGGCATGGAAATGCAAAAAGTCCTCAACCTGACAAATAAATTTGATACATTCGAAGGTGCGGCCACCCAAGCAGGTAAGCTTAATGCTGCCCTTGGTGGCAACTTTGTGAATGCCATGGACCTTATGATGGCGACAGATCCAGCAGANCGCTTCAGTATGATCAGAGACTCTATATTAGATGCAGGTCTCACCTTTGATGACATGTCGTACTACCAGAAACAATTTTATACTGAATCGTTAGGCTTGAGCGATGTTGGCGATTTGGCCTTGATGTTATCTGGAAATATGGACACCCTAGGCGCCGCCACCAACGAGAGTGCTGCTACCCTTATTGAACAAAAAGAGAAAGCCCAAAAGAATATGGAAATCATGGAACAGCTGAAATCAGTATTCATCGAACTGGCCGAAGTTGTAATGCCATTAGTAAAGAATTTTAGTGATTTTATGAAAATGCTCCAAAAGAGTCCGGGCCTCGTTAAGGGTATTGTGGCAGCTTTTGTGATGTTTAAAGCTGCTTCTGTCGGTATGGCAATCTATAATGCCATCCTGACTACTTCATTTTATAGTTTAGCGGCATCTGAGACTGCATCCGGTGTGGCTGCCAAAAGGGCTGGCATAGGCTTGGGAATAATAGCTCTCGCCATCGGTGGTATTGCAGCAGCCATGTTGATTAATTCACCATCTATACTGGTGGCGTCGATGTTTGGTTTCGCTAGCTCCCTCAAACTCACCGGTAAAGCCGCAGACAGAAGTGCCCCCTCTCTCCAGAGATTAGCACCAGCCCTTCTTCAAGTAGGTGCTGGTGTATTTTTAATCACCGGCGGCCTCGCAATGATGGCGGCCGCCTTCTCCCTCCTTAGTGTGGAGCAGATGATTGGAATGGGTGCCGCTTTGATTGGGATTGGCGTTGGGATTTATTTCCTGGCTCCAGCACTAGGAGCTTTAGGTGGCGCCGTCGCCCTTACCTTCCCCGCATTAGCTGGATTGGCCTTAGTTGTAGTCGCCATAGGTGGGGCTGTGGCCCTCGCCGCTATCGGCGTTGGAATGATGGCCACCGGTATTGGAAGCATGTTTGAGAGCGTGCAGGTAGATAAAGCGCTTGCTTTGGCTGCGCTCGTGGGCACCCTGGCACTAGCTGGCCCGTTCCTGTTTCTTACCGCTCTTGGAATGGGTGCTCTGGCCCTTGGGCTCGGTAGCGTCGCATTTGCCTTGGCGTTNATACCCACGAAAGACTTGGAAGCAATCGCCTTGTTCACATCATCTTTAGCTAGCATAGAAGTCGAACACTTATCGAAAGTTGCAGAAACTATTGAACGCGTCGCCAAAGCGATGGATAGTATCCCTAAACGCAAAACATTCTTGTTCACACATGTGTTGGAAACGGCTGCAGTAACTGCGGCCGCAATCAATGCTCTGCGGAATACAACCACAACTGGCGCTCAACCCGCCGCCGCGGCACCCGCTGCTCCTGCGTCGGGAGATGTAGCAAATGTTACTGTGGAAATGAAATTAGATGGTCGAGTTTTTGATACGAAGGTAGTTAAGATAGTGAAGAGAGAAAATCAAATCTTCGCACAAGAAGTTAAGAGGAGTCAAATTTAAATGGCTGATTGGGATGACAATTATAATGCCGGCGTTGAAAAGAGATTTAATGTCAACAAGCTAACCAGTGAATTTGTAAAAGAAGGAAAACAATCTCCGGCAGCGATAAAAGCTCGCGCCAAGGCTAGGACAGCCAAATCCAAGCAGTTGGAGGCACAAGGGTTTACGGATCAAGAAATAGGAGCCATCCTTAATGCTGAGAGAACAACAAATAGTAACCTTATTGATGGTTCAGACGCCAAAGCCAATTCTGGATTTACAGTCTCCTTTGAACATGTGCCCAGTGAAGAGCAGGTATATTTTAAATCTTTCCTAACGGCTTACAACGAAACATATAAGCCCGAATGGTCTTCTGAAACAGTATATGGTCGAGCAGATCCCATTTACATGTTTAAGAATACTACACGTAGCCTCTCAGTGGGTCTTGTTATCCCTGCAGCAACTTTTGGCGAAGGCTTCGAAAATATGGGAAAACTGCAGAAATTGATTCAGTTTCTCTATCCTACCTATATGGATGCTAACAACGCACTTACAATTACTCAGTCACCTCTTATTCGCCTTAAGGTAATGAATATCACCACTAAGCAG